CTGCCAGGAGGTCGGCAAATTGCTTGCAATGCAAGTGGGGATTGGAGATTCTCTGCTTAGAACCTATGACTCCCTGCTGATCGCATACAAGGCCAAGGACTCGGTTTGCGTCAAGGCCATTGCCACGAAGGACAGTTTGGCTTTGGCCTATAAGGAAAAGTGGGCGCAAGAAAGAAAAAACGGGCGCATTTACAGAGTAAGCGCAATAATCGGGAGCGCATTGCTTGGCTCTTCTTTGTTTAAGAAATAATCCCTATATTTGTCACACCACTTTTAGGGTTGTGGTTTTCATTGGAATGCCCGTGAGTAGGCTTTAGGGTGCCGAAAGCGGGCTTTTTCCATTAATAGAATCGGTCGCAGGGAGTGAATGTGGCGAAGACCTGGACTTCCGGCCCACGCCGATTCTTGGACTTCTCTCGCTCCACTTTAAGCTTCATCCAATATCCGCCCAAAGGCTTCGGGCCTCGGCCTCGCTCAACGTGAAAGCCCATATACCCGTCTGCCCATTCTTCTTTGTACGTTGCCGTGCGCACTTGATGAACAGGCTTTTGAAGCAGCATTTTGGTTGACCGGTCATAGCGGTGAATTATATTTTGGTGGTAATAAAGTTCGTGAACGTGGCCCTGCCAGGTGCAATCATAGCCTTCCACCATAGCGAGAATCCGCTGGTCTGAAATTACTCCCTTGGTAACAATTCCTCCCCCTGCACTCCCATGATAATAATGTGTTACGAAATTGCTGGTGTGCAATGAGTCGTAATGCATCTTGAAATCAATAACGCCCCCATAGCCTCCTATTTCCACCTTGCTACCGCAGGAATGGTTGAGGATAGCGACAAAGCGTTGCAGGATGTCGGTCTCTTGGTGATGAATGATGCTCGTTTCGTGGTTGCCATAGCCCACCAAAAGGATGATGTCGGCATACGGCTTGAACCACTCCACCGCCGTGTCCACGATGGAGTCCAGGTACCGCCCATTGTTGTGTTCGGGGCGAATGTCCTCCTTGCTCCTGCGAGGGTCTCCCTTGCCCTGCATTAAACAAAAAAAGTCACCATTGACGATGACTTTGACATTCCTTCTCTTTGCTTCTTCCAAATGGTTCTTCAACAACTCCCGGTCGCACTTGGGGTTGTCCCAATGGAGGTCGGAGATAAGGAGAAACTCTTGCTCTCTACCGCATTCCACGGAGTGAACATTCTTGCTGTGTTTCGTTATCATAGGTTAGGTTAAGAGTGGGTCATCGTAAAGGTCATCCATTTCAATCTTGAAATCGGTCAGTACCGCATCAACTCGCTCCTGCATCTCTGGTTCATCGCTGAAGGTGTGGTGTTTAAGTTCGGCCAAGGCGAGGTACATCGCAGGGGCTTGGATGGCTTTCTTGTAATTGACCATATCCTGCTCGTTGTTCGTGTCAAACTCAATCGTTATTTTGGCCATTGTGTTTTTTTAGGAGGTAAACAACCGCTTCTTCAAAGGTTTCGGCCAAAGATAAAAGTTCATCCCTCACATAGAGAAATTCCTTTTTGTTAAATCGGAGGATAATCTTCTGAGCCTTAGCGTTGTCTTTTCGCTCCTCTTCCTCTTCCAACTCTTTTTCAATCTCTTCGGGCATCTGCCAGACATCTATGCCGCAATCGGCCAAGAGTTGAGCATCCCACTCATTTGCCAAGGCATCGTAATCGTAATCCCCAAAGGCCGAGTTGTCCTTCAGGGCGATGGCCTTCAGTTTCTCCAAGGGCGTGTCTGCGGAGAGAACCTTGCAGGGGGCCGAATCGTAATTCAGTTCCTTCAAGGCTTTGAGCCTCATATTGCCCCCAATGACCACGAATGTTTCCTCCAAGGGAAACACGATAAGCTCCCGAAGCTTGAGCATCTCTGGGTCATCCTTGAGGCTTTGGACGAGCTTGTGGAAGCGGTCATCCCGGATGAGCCTTGGGTTCTTAGGAAGCCCCTCTATCTGCCCGACATTGTTGCGGAGCTTATAGAGTTTGATTTCTTTGGTTTCGTTCAGCATTGCTCTTGACTAAAAATGCCGGTGAATTGATTGATTCTTGATTTCGCTATTTCAAAATACTTCTTGTCTAATTCTATCCCGACAAAAGGACGATCGTATTTCATACAGGCTATGGCCGTTGTCCCACTCCCCAAGAACGGGTCAATGATGGTGTATTCGTCTGGCAATATGCCGATAATGTTTTCCATCACCTTTAATGGCATTTGGCAAGGGTGAGCGGTTTTCTCCATGCTCACATTCTTGACTTGATTTATTTCCCACCAATCGTATAGCTTGGCCTTTTTGCCTTCCGCTATCATTTTGGCAACCCTTTTATCGGATGGGTTTTTGTAATCTTGGCCGACCTTCTTGAAGTCTGGCTTCACGCCAAAAAAAGCGATATCCCTGTGTTGCTTGCCGGTGTTTGAATTGTAAACCCAGCTAACCACTTTTTCAGGGAAAAGGCCAATGTTGAATGCGTGCTTATACAAAGCCTCTGGGTAGTGGATAATGACCTGCCTGTTTATCCCGAAAATATCGGAGAGCCAAGTGTAATACATATCCTCACTCATTCTGTCAAGGTACTCGTTGTAATGATAGCCTATGTTGAATGGTGGGTCGCTTACAAATATGCACTTGGATAGGTCAAGGCCTATTGATGATAATACAGAAATGTTGTCTCCATTGTATATGGTCACATTCCCAATGGAGTGAGCGTTGTAGGGTTTGGTTGTCATGTTGGGTTTTAGGGTAAATCAATCTCTCCGAAGAACGGCCTCTTGTCTGCGCTCTTGGATCCCTTGCAAGACCACAACGCCCTTGCGAACCAATTCGGAGAATGCGTCTCCGTTTTGATACCGGCAGAGCGAGAGCAATAGTTGTCCCCTTTCGGAGTGCCTGGAGCAATGGTATAGCCCGATGCCCCGAACTGAACGGTCTTCCCGTCCTTGGTGGCCGTGTATTTCTTTCCTTTTGCGGATGACTTGGTTATCATCCATCCTCTGAACTCTGGCATAGCGTTTATTTTAAGCGTTTGATAATCATATCGTGCGGAGCAGGAGGAATCCCTCCGAAGTACGCAGGAAGCGTGTAGGTGATGAGCGGTATGCGAACCTTGAAGGTCGTGGACACATCGTTAATCCATACCGAAGCGTTGTTGCCTTGGTTGGATATTAAGCACCTGACCTTCTGCCCGAACTGAACCTGGCAGAGGTAGCGTATCTCCCGAACGCCATTCACATACGAGGTGGCGTACATCTTGATGTATTGCCCTTGCTCGTGGGGCATCCAACATACCCTTACCGAATTTCGCTTGTGGTACGGGAATCCAGACACGCCCCAAAGCTTGTTGATGCCATAGCCTTCCAATCCTGTTTGCTTGTAAAGGCAAGACTCCGTGAACTCGTATTCCCTCCGCCATACCGTGCCTATTGTTGGGAGCATCGGGTCGTTCTCGGCCCAATTCTTTCCTTGCTTGATGACTATTCGTTTCATAGGCTCAAAATTAGTGGTTATTCGGCGAAATAGCTGTCTATGATAGCCTTGGCCGAATCAAAGGAGTTGGCCGTGCAAGCGAGATAACCCTTCTTCAAGAGCCGCTGAATCATCTCCCATTGCTCGGCGAAATGCTCCGTTGCCGGTTGGCCATTCTTCTTGAAGAACCGCACCCCTGGCCGCTTCAGCTCAATGAACAAGCCGTGATACCCTTTCCTTGGCTCAAAGATGAGCAGGTCTGGTATCGCCCTGGACGAGCGGAGTTTAGCGGTTTTCACGGCAAGGCCCATTGGCAATCGTATGCCTGATAGGTCAGAAGTGAATATCGCTTGAGGGTAATTGAGTCGGATGTAGAGGCATAGGCTCTTTTGGAGGTCGTATTCGGATTGTGCGGGGACCTTTGGGCTTGGGCATTTCTTCATTCTTTTTGTTTAGTGGTCAGGACAGGAGTCGAACCTGTGTTTAGGATTATTTAATCGGGTTCCATACCGTACCTACCTTTCGGTGCGTCTACCATTCCGCCACCTGACCATTTTTTTAAGTCGTTGTCGTTGTGTATCGTTTGCCAAAGACATTCCTCACCCGGTGAGAGAAAGGCTTAGAGCCTTTCTTCTCGTCCGAGATGGTTAGAGCGATAACAAACACGAGCGACACGAACACGAAGATGAAGCCGAATGTTATCCAAAGCGGAGCGAAGCACCACATCCAGGTCAACCCCGAACTTGGCAACAACAACTTCACCACGCACAACACCGCTGAGAGCAATGTCGGCCATTTTGCGAATACCCCCATTAGAACGGCATATCGTCTTTAGGAGCAGGAGCAGCCGCTTGAGCCGAATTGGGCTTCCAGGTGTTCAACTCAGCATTGTGGGTGCCATACTTGTCGGCTTCACGCTTCGGCCAACAGGCGATACGGACATAGCCCTTTTCGTCCCGATGCTCTTGGAGGAAGGCGATGAACTGATCCACATTACAAGACATCTCAAACAACTCCTTCCCGGAGATGATTTTCTTGTTAATGTAAATCCCCTTTGCGTACACTTTTTGATTTGATTGGTTTGACATTTTTTACGATTTTATGGTGTGGTTTTTGTTTGCGGTACCCTCTTTCTTCAACTCGTCTATACCTATGGGAGTACCATTCAGAGGCAGAGACCGTGTAATTCTTGGGATGCGAATACGCATCATAGCCCTCCTGATAAGCACTCACGAGGTGCTTGGTTTCAGTTTCCTTCATCTTCATCACTCGCTTGACAACATCTTGCTTGGTGACCAAAGGGGGCAGCGTGGATAGCCAATCCAACAATAGCTCTATCGGGGTTGATTTTCTTCGGAATCTCATTCTATGGAAGTCACTTTGATAACGGTAGCCGACTCACACTCATCCATATTTAACATCGGCTTTATTCTGTCTTGCAACATTTGGTTCGCTATTTGAGCGGTTTCCCAGGGGCCGAAATACAACTTTGGCTCGGCCTTAAATTTCAGCAAGACAATATACTTGCTTTGGTCTTTTTTTATCTTGACGGACTGCTGGTCTTCAATCGCCTGGGTGATGGCTTGGACATCTCGTTCCGTGCCTCGGTAATCGGTCATAATATCCCTCTCAACCGCCCGAATTGAATGGATGATGGTGGAATGGTCTTGGTTGAAGTATTGTCTTCCAATCGCAAGCTTGGGGATGTTGGTGTACTTGCGAATCATATAGCAGGCCACTTGCCTTGCGTGAACGACATCCCACAAACGGGTCTTGCTGAACAACTTGTCCTTGTGGATTCCGTAGTAATCCGATACAATGCCGATAATGTCTTCGGCCATCGTATGTTCAATCTTTCCTATCATTTGTTCTTGGGTTTTTTGTTGTCGGTGTTTTTTGCGATGACATCAACGAGAGAACCGCAATAAGGACAATACGGACCGCCCTTGATGTCTATTTGCGCCTGGGTTACATCGTGTTGTATCAGGCCGTGCTTGTCGCACTTTCCAACGTATTTCATAGTTCCTTCATTAAGTTCTCAACATACTGAATCCGTTGACCTATCCACCGCATCACCGGTACCGCCATTGAGTTACCGCAAGCCTTGTACCTTGGCCCATCGGGGCATTGGTCGGCTTCCTTGTTGCGGTAGGGAATCTTTGTCCAATCATCCGGGAATCCCTGCAATCGTTCGCATTCCTTGGGGGTCAGCCTTCGGATGGCCATTGAGTGCATAACCTTCGGCCCCGAAGTATTTGTTCCTCCAACCGCTTCGGTAATTGTCGCACTCGTTTGCCCATTAATAGATTGATTGTAAACATCCACGGCTATCGGTTGGGCAACTGCGCTAAATTCCATAACACCACCGGTTGTTGATGCGTTGATACGGGTGCTTACGGTTTGAAAAGTATCTCCGGTAATGCATTGATTGTAAAAGTCCACGGCTATCGGCTGGGCAACTCCTTGAGTGGCCTTTGTGTCAACCGTATAAGATGTTCCGTCATCGTTCCATCCACGGCCATTTTGAGCCTTTTCAATCGGCCTAACATCTTGAATGGCTATCGGTTGGGCATCGCCTGCCTCTCCAACGCTTCTTTGAGCATCGGCGGTAACTTCTTCCCTCTTTTTTCTGCTCGGTTTAGTATTCCCTTGCAGGCTTTCTCGCTCAAATAGAACCGCTGCGGCAACTCTCCAGTCTCCAAGGTATCCGACAACAAACACTCTTCTGCGTCTTTGGGGAACTCCGAAGTATTCAGCGTTAAGAGTTCTAAATGCGAACCCATAGCCGAGTTCCCCCAACGCCCCAAGGAAGGTACCAAAATCCCTTCCTCCGTTACTTGACAACACGCCGGGGACATTTTCCCAGACAATCCATTTGGGCTTTTTTGCGTCAGCCAATGCGAGAAATGTGAGCATAAGGTTTCCTCGTGGGTCAGCAAGTCCCTTGCGAAGTCCTGCGACTGAGAAGGATTGGCAAGGGGTTCCTCCGACCAGAAGGTCAATTGATCGTTCATTGAATGTTGGGTTTTGGGTTAGTTGAGTCATATCCCCAAGGTTGGGGACATCGGGAAAGCGGTGTTTCAAGACCTCGGAAGGGAATTGCTCAATCTCTGAGAACCATTGCGGTTCCCATCCAAGGTCGTGCCAAGCGACTGAGGCTGCCTCAATGCCTGAACAAACGGATCCGTATTTCATCAAAAGGGTGCTTTTAGGGTTTGAATCTTCTCCTCAAAGGTAGGAATGTTTCCATTAAAATCCAACACTTTTGTGTATTGAAGTTTGATTTTCCCCATAGCGGTACCAATCTTCCCATTCCGATTCTTCCTCACAATGATTTCAAGGAGGTCAATGAGTTCTTGCTTTTGGGGGTCGTGGTCTTCCATATACTCGGAAGGACGATACACGAACAGAATCTTATCAGCATCAAATTCAAGTTGGCCCGTTTCACGCAAGTCGCTCGGCTTGGGACGCTTGGAGTCCCTCTGCTCCACGCCCCTGGACAACGATGACACCACGCAAATCCAAATGTTGAGCCTCTTGCAGATGGTCTTGATGTACTTGGAGATGTTGGTGACTTGCTCAATTCGGGGCTTGCCTCGGTCTTCTGGCAGGGGAGAAATCAGTTGGAGGTAATCAATGTATGCCCCTTCAATCTTGTGCTTCTTGATGAGTTTTATCAACTCCAATTCCATCCGCTGAGGGTCAATGCCGGGGACATCCACAACGTGCAACGGTGCGCCTTTGACCTTATCAATGTGCTGAGAGATGGCCAAAAAGTCCTGACCGTTCATCCGCTCCTTGATGTCCAAGAAGACCTCTCCATCCACCTCGGCAAGGTTGGAAACCAATCGGGTCATCAGTTGCTCCGTGGACATCTCCAAGGTGAAGAAGGCCACAGGCTTTTTGTTCATTGCTTGGTTAAGAGCGTATTGCAGGGCCAAGGTGGTCTTGCCCATTGCCGGTCGGCCACCCAGGATGATGAACTCCGAAGGCTTGAAACCCGTTATCAGGCTGTCGGTGTTGTGGTGGAAGGTTCGGGTGATGCTGTTGTCCTTCGCTCCCGTGATGACCTCGTTGAGGCCCATCATAAAGCCTAAGAGTAATTCGTGAACCTCGGTAGCAATCGGGTCGGGGTCTAAGGACTTGATGTCTTGGATTTCCTTGTAGAGGCGATCAACATCCTGGTGCTTGAGAAAGTCAATCTTGGTCTTCTCAATTTGGTCGTGGATGTACCGGCAATGCAACTCGTACCGGTACACCTTCCATCCATCGTGGGAATAAAGCCCAGAGTCAAGGCTTGCGAGGAACACGACATCGGTGGGGACATTCATCTCAATCATCCGTGAACGAACGGTGAGCGTGTTGATAGGCTTGTCCTCGGCCCGAAGGCTCCGAATGGCCTTGAAGGCATTCTTGCGGATTCCTTCATCAAAATACTCCTCTCTCAGTTGGAGGACGATATCCCCCGGCTTGATGATTTCGCAAATGAGGATGCCGAGGAGTCGGTCTTGGTATTCAGCGTACAATTCCGCTGGGAGGCGTGTAAAATCGGAGTGGTTGTTCATCGTTTTGGGTTGAATGGTAGGGCTTGTGTTGGGAATGGCCTCCAGGCTGCGTAGGAAGCTCGTCATTAAACGCTTTATGGGTTAGGTATCTTACGGGGTCTTTACGGAACTTACGCTCTCTGTGAGCCTCTAAATAGGTCGGAAGGGTATTGCGGATTTTCTCAATCTCTTCATCGGTGAGTTTGAACCAAGCGAGGATGGCTTTGTCCTTACCGACCTTCTTGTCGTAGAAGTTCCAGAAGCCCTCAAACATAGCCATCATTTCCTCTTGGGAGTGTTTAGAGTTCCTGCGGATGTTTTTGTTGGAGTATTTGGACGTTCCCTTCTCTTTTTCCTCCCCCACACCCCCTCCTTTATCTCTACCCTTTAGAGTGTTTAGAGTATTAGTATTGTTTATATCTATAGAATTGTCTATA